ATAGTTTTTGGTTTCTTAAATAGGCGTAATCAGGGCTGTTTAACTTCCCTATCAGAAAGGCTTTTAGCTCTTCATGCTGAAGACCTTTCTTTGTTCCCTCATCAACCCATTGCTGGTGTAAATCAACGGGGACAGAGGCGGCAAGCTGTAATCCTGCCTTGCGATTTCTGTTTTCAGACAGCTCACGAAACTGATCAATAATGGGCGTGGCGTTCTGAAACCGGGAAACCGTGGCCCCGGTTGCATCCCAATTAATAACGGTTTTTACGCCATCACGGGATAAATAAACGTCCTTACTCATAAACCTGTTCCAGGCATCGCGCCGAAGACTTCAGGTAGGCTTTTGCAATGTCCGCTGGCAGGTCATACACCACACCAGGAATCATCTTATTGCCCATTTCTTTGCGCTCATCGCCCAGCGCGTTTTTCTTGGTTGCCTGTGGCAGTAAAGACCTATGCTCTGGGGCAACATGTAAGCCGGAGGTTGCATACTTAACGGCTCCGTCACCAAGGTCTATCCCTTTAATTTGAACTTTTAGCGTTTTACTTTTTGTATCGGTCATCGTGGATTCCTTTTGGTTAATCCATAAAAAAGGGGAGCCGAAGCTCCCCCATAGGTTTTACTAATATTAGCTTGCCGTTACAGCAGCCGTTTCATCCACATCAGCAACAATACCGCTAGCCGCTTCGTTTTTAGAGCAAAGCGTCACATCGGTCAGCAGCATTTTTTGGTCTGCATCAGATGTTTTCGCCATATCCACTGTCTTGTATTTATCAAGATGGGATAGTGCCCACTTGGACTTGTCGATCACAAACACATCGCGCTCACGCTGGAATAAGTTGTAAACAATCTCCAGTGTGCCGAAATCAGATGTATAGTAATCAACCGCCCCCACCACAGATGCCGCCTGCTTCGCCTTGCCGTGATCCTGATAAGGAGTAGCAATACGAGCATTCGCACCAAACAAGTACTGAGACAGCTTCTGCTTAACCGTAGGGCCAACCATAATGCAGTCTGGACGACCGCCTGCCACGGTACAGTCCTTAACAACGCCCAATAGAGCGTCTTCGGTTAAAGCCCTTACCGTGCCATCGCCAGCGGCTGCATCAGCATAACCGTAAGTCGTGCTAGACAATGTCCCGTCTGTGCCACCAGTACCACGATCAGTGTTAGTGGTAAGCCATGCCGGTACGCCAGCAAACTTCGGAGCGACTGAATCTGAACCAACCACCGCTGCCTGATTATTTAACAGGGTTGCTTCTAGGTCGCGCCTCAACTCCATGCCACCTTTAACAATCTGGCGGCTTAGTTCTGACTTGGTTCCAGCTTGGTCAACTGTTTGCGCCCTGCGGGTTACAACAATATCTTTACGCAAAATCTGGTGATGGTTTTCTAGGCGAGCTGGCGATTCCAGCGTGTCACCCGAAAAAGCATCGCCATCAATATGGGCGTTACTTGTTGAAGCTGTGGCCAATGAGTCGGTAAGCCAGCTCTTGACGGTGTTTTTTGATGTTTCCTTGCCAATCATTGACTGGAAAGGGGTTTCGGTAGGCGAAATCATATCAATCATATTCGCCAGTTCTTCTCGGACGTTTTCGCCCTTGGTTTGCAGATCGTATCTGCTGTGTGTTCCTGTTACTTGTGCCATTTATGTCACCTTATAAAAGTTGCTCTAGTAGGGCGGCTGCATCATCGATAGAACCTGACTTCTTGAGCCTCGCTTTAGCCTTTGATATAGCATCAGACTTTGGCGAAACTTTTCCCTGTGGTGCTTTCGGCTGTATTTTTGGAAGGGTTTTGACCTTCTTGGTAACAACCTTGGCTTCCGTTTTGGATTTGTCGTATAGCATGGCTTTATGGGCCATTTCGACAAGGCGAGGATCAACAACATGCGATAACTCTTCGGCGGAATACCCGTAGGACTCCCCCATCAAATAATTATCTACAGATGTTTTAAGCTCGCCATTCCATTCAGGGATTCGAGTCAACAACTCCTCTCTCGCTTTCTCTACATATTCAGCAGAGGCTGTTGATTGCTGCTCTTGAAGTGCTTGCTGGTTCTTGGCGTATTCACTTGCCGCCAATTCTTTTAACTGTTGAACCTGCCCTACACGTTCATCGTGTTCATGCTTGGCGATCAAATAGCGTTGCGGATCAGTTTGCTTCAACTGCTCCATTTGGGCTTGATCCAGCGCAGGAACGAACATTTGTTCCGCATTCTGAATAAAGTGGCCAAACTGAAGAAGTTGCTCTTCTAACTGTTGTCTCGCCTGCTGTGATGCCTGCTCAAACTCACGCTTCTGTGTGGCTAGCTCGCCAGTTTTGTTTCTATAATCAGCATCTTTCTGGTAGCCATCAAAGGCTTCCTTTAGGGTGACAGGCAGCTCTTCACCGTTGACCTTAACTGTCGTTTTGAGGTTGGCCATTACTTCCTCAAGGGGAAGTTCAAGTGCCTCAGCCAGATCAGCTAGGGTTTCTATAGAGTCCTGTTCCTGTTCTTCAGATACTTCTTCGGTTGTCTCTTGCTCTTCAGCTTCCTCTGACTCTTCAGTCACTTTGGCTTCTTCGCTTTCCTCAACCTGACCTGTTTCCTCAACAGGCTCGACCTCCACTTCCGCTTCAGTCTCTACATCGTCAGATAATAAGCCCTCAATCGCGCTCTCAGCCTCAGATGTATTCATAGGCTGGATTCCCGTAGGTTGATCCATCTTTACTTCCTCTTTGCTTGTTGTCTCACGACAATAAAAAAGGCCGCACTAGGCGACCTTCAGTAACTAGCCCGTCTGGGTGTCTCACGACATGCCAGGGCAAAACCTTTAAAACTGCTTAATCAAAAATACACCACTGTTGTTCCGCTAAATCCAAGCCTTGCCCCATGCCCCTGTAATGTTATTCGTGGGTCTTCGTCTGTAGGGTTTTTTGGCTTGGCTATTTGATGAGGGATTAACCCGCTATGCAGGTATAAGCAGCCTTCTTCGTAAGGCTGGTAATGCTCTTTATCATCACGCCAATAATTCATTCCCGCCTCTTCTGGCAGAATTAAAGCCAGCGTAAAGGAAAAGGGAGAATGAAACGGCTCTGGCCATAGGAGTTTTTGATAAGGCTGATCTATATGCCTGTCGCCTTCAGCATCGCCCACTTTTGACCGAAACACATGAAAACCCGGAACGGCTCCATTGGGGTGAAACTGTATGTCAGATGAAAAAACCCGGCCCAAACTGCTAAAGATAAGGCTGTACAGGTCAGAAAAGGCACCTAAAAGCACTTTGTTGTACTTGTGCGCCAATATTGGGTAGTTAATAGGGTCGTCCAGGTAAGATGCTGCACCCAAGGTATCAAAATGCTCTCTGTCGATATAATGATCTTCCAATGATAAAACTACTCCGCCCCACGCCCTGGCATCACTTGCCTTTAGGAGTGGAATACTTCTTATCATTGGGCTTTTTTACCTTAAAAATACGATCATAATTTTCAGAGTACTTTGTTTCATTCGTTGGCCTGCGCCTATCGCCTTTTCCCGCCATTAAATGCCCCCTTTAGAAAAAGCTTTCTTCTGATTAAATCGGTGTTCTTCAAGCTTGCCAGTGGTGATCAATTCTTTAAAAGCTGCATTGTAGTAATCGCTCATTTTCAACAACATTAACAACTTGTCTTTATATCGCTCTGTTTCAGCTTTCCCGTCTATGGGGATTTCTCTGAGCTTTCTTACCAGGGTCTTTTCTATAGTGTCCTGTGCCCTTTTAAAAGCTATGTTGTTTTTAATTGTTTCGGCCTCTGCGCCAAGCAACACTTTATCCATTAGATTATTCCTAGGGCAATTAAGGCCATCTCATCATCCGCGTCACGAATGTGTTGAATGCTGGTTTCTTTGTGGGGAGTCTTCATATCTGACATGTTTGGCACATCAAACTTTATTGCCTGATATGTCTTTCGTTTAGCTACCTTCTTCTCAGCTTTTACCGCCGCCTTTTTAATCGATATTGGAAGCTTACGCTTTTCTATCTCTGGCTCTGAGTGCCGCTCTTTCCTTTCCTCTTCAAGCTCCTTAATAAAGGGCGTGTCGTAAAAAAGGGTGCCTTTACCATGAAAACCAGCGGCACCACGGGGCTTTGTGGTGGGACTTTCGCCATTTAACAATAGGTTGGCGGAATAGCCTCTAGTTGTATAGCTCCCAGTTTCTGCGTTTAAAACATAATCGCGGCCAAAAGAAACGTCATAGCCGGTAGTGGTGTAGCTTCCTGATTCGACTTCCAGCGTGTAATTTCTGTAAAGCCCTGCGTCTTGACCTGACATCGAGTACGAGCCAGAATCAAGAGAGATTGTCCTGCCTACCAGAAAACCAGCATCGTAGCCAGTGGTGACATATGAACCAGAATCTGCTGACAGGGTGTAATCTGGGCCGCCAGATTCGTTGTAAGTAAGAACGGCATCATAGCCGGTCGTTACATAGCCCCCTGCTTCTGCCACCAATTTCCGCAAAGCCAGAATACCAGCCGCAGAACCAGATGTATTATATTCTCCACTGTCTGCTGACAGGGTGTAGGCGACTCCACCCCCAACCCACTCCTCCACACAAACAGCAACGCCTGTTTGATTTTGGCCTGTGTCAGCCGCAGCCGCTACAGAAAAACTCTCGGCAGATACGGTGGATATACTCTTATATCCAGCTGTGTATTTTAAGCCTACTGTGGCACTACCTGGGGCTTCAGCATCTACAACCTCTGTATAACTAGCAGGTGAAACAAAGAAGCCCCCTGAACCTGATACACCTCCATTTGCAACCGATCCATAAACAACAATACTGCCTGTGGGGCAATCTATAAGGCTAAAGCTAACCGGGCTGGAAGATACTGCATCAGTATCAAATAATGTCGGTATACCAGTTGCAGCATCATAAAGCTCTATAACAGCAATAGCCCAGTCGTTATTGCTCGCACCATCTAAAACGGGGGTAATGGTTATGCTTCCACTCTCACCCGCACCAACATCATAATACCAACTATCTGTGTCTTCCCTAAATCCACCTCCAAGCGTGTCTGCCTTAACAATAAAGGTTGCTGCGTTGCCCTGTACATCTATGGAAGCTACAGACCGTTGTGGGTCATCTTTCTCGCGGAAAACATAAATAATGAGCTTTCTGTTAGCATTTCCTGAAAGCGTTAAAGTGACTGAAGGGCTGTCAGCGTCCCAATCATTCCCGCTATCATCTACAACCTGAGAATACTGAGCCGACATTTATTGATCACCTATTGCAAATTCTTGATGCTGGTTTCTATCACCACGTTTTGTAATGGCAGCATCTAACTTCTCATAAAGCTCACTAGCACCTTCAATGCCATTTTTTGCTGCCATCGCCGCCCAAGCACGGGCGTTTTGTGCGCGTATGGGGTAGGTGATAACAACACCGTTCACTTTGTAGGTGGGCAGCGCGCCATCTGGCCAATCCTTTAACGCCTGCATTCTTTGGTCGCTATAGGCATTGGTTGTACTCCACGTCAGACCAGAAGTCACATGGTCACTAACACAATATTTCAAAGGCCACTCTCCACCACAACGCGCTCTCAGGTGTTCAAAATGCCACTCTGCAATAGGCTGCCATTCTTTAAACCCCAACTGCACGGTGTAATTGATGACTTGACCAAGATAGCTTTCCATCCAGCCATTCCACCTTCTGCCACCAGAATTTATTTTTGTACCCAGCACATGCAGCCCTGCTTGGTATGGGTTTTCCATATCAACTAACAGTTGCTTTCTGGTTTTCTCCAAGGCTTCAATATAAAAATCACCCTCAGTTAAACCCTGTTTTTGCAGCCATGCCAATTGAGCAAGAGTGCGAAAATTCCAAGCTAGGCTTCTTCCATTTTGGTGTTTTATGCCTGAATCTATTTTGCGCTTTGACAGTTTTTGATAAGCAGCCCATAAATCCTCTTGCGGCTTAATATATTTTTTATCGCCTGTTAGCAAATACGGCAAGAAAAACAAATTAGGGTAATGGCTGAAGCTCAGGTTTCCGCAATAGTCATCTTCTGGGGTTTTACTACAAATCCAGTAAGGTCGCGCAATGCCTTCAATGTCATCAAACTGATAATGTTCAAGGGTGTTGTCAGCTAACTCCAGTGCAAGGTCACAAGCTGAGCGGTCTGCAATACAACGCGCGTCCCATGCAGAGAATAAACCTATTTCACTGTCTCTATTATTTGAGGCAACTCTGTACCAAACTCTTTTTGGTAGCTGTCCTGACACATAATACGGGGGCAGAAAGTCATAGCTACTTAGATCACCTGCAACTTCGCCCCCGTTAGTAGGGGCTAGAACTTTACAAAAGCGACCTGAGATTCAATGCCTGTAACAATGATGACCCCACCAAGCGTTTCAGACCACTCAAAACGCCCATACATACCATTGGGGGTTTTTGCAGGGGCTTCACCTGTAAAGGTAAATTCCTCCCAACTCAAATCCACCGGGTTAATAAGCCACATAGTGTTGCCGCCAGCCCAACCAATATAGCGGTCTAAGCTGGGCGCATAAGTCAACCCCGGGCCTTTACTGGCTGTTAGATCAGCAGGCAAAGAATCAACAACATAAGTTCGCGTGTTGTTGGTTAAATCAATTTCATGGGCAGAGCTATTACCGTTCCACTTCCTGCCCAAAACCAAAAACTTCTGATGAGGGGAGGCCAAAGCAGACCCGGCCTCTGCTGTACTGGTTGTGCCCCACGCATTAGGGGCCATCTTTTGCAATGTGTATTCAGGGGTTATTAGATAATGAATACCTGCCCGAACTGCAATAAAGCGATTATTCAGGGTGTCTCGCTCTATTTGCCAGCCAAGCCCTGTTGATAATCCCCCTGACATGTGTGTTGCAGGGGAACCATCTGTTGGCAACAGCCATATATCTTTTGCTGGTTGGCCACTTCCTGAAGCTAACGAACCACCCAGCATCAACACACTGGATGAGTTGTAGTCAAACGCCAATCCGCCATAAGTATGCCTAGCAACTGGGTTACCATCTGAGGGATAGGCAATAACAGGGTTGCTCAGGCTCCAACCGGTCAAGTCTGTTGTGGGGGGTCTTGCCACAGACCAAGTTAATGTGTTGTAGTCAAAAGCAAACACATCATTACCAAAGTAGTCATTATGGCCACCACCGGTAACGTACATTTTCCCACCTACATCATCCAGCGTACAACCGCTCCACCCCCCTGTGATAGCACCTGGGCCAGTACTTGCCTTTAATGTTGTCCAAGCCTCCGGAACAAGAAGATCATGGATGGTATTTGTCCCACCCCATACAACCGTACCGGGTTGAGCGTCGAAAAAAGTTCCCGAAATAACGTCATTACAGGTATTCGTTGCATCGTTGGGGCATTCATCCACGTCATCAGTAAGCCCGTCACCATCAGAGTCTTTCTGTGAATCAGCACAGCCATTTGCATCCACAGCTGCACCATCAGGTGTGTTGGGGCAGGTATCTACATCATCTGCTACGCCGTCATTATCAGAATCAACAGGCACACAGAGAACATCCGCCGGGTGATTGCGGCATAGTGCATCACTTAACTCTTGGTTGGTAAATTCAGCTAAGGCAAGCGCGGGGAAAAGCAGCAATATAAATAATATTTTTTTCATTTTATGCCTTCAAGGTAAAATATTTAAGAATCAGTAAATAATCCGCTAACCTGATTAAGGTCAATCAACAAAGACTCCCCATCAGCAAGCGTGATAGAAGAGCCGTAGTCATACCAACAGATCAAAGGATCAGCTGGCGAGATAGGCGTATCGTTATAAATAGGAACGTACCGGAACGGACCCACGGAACCACCCGATGCTGTTAGCGTCAAATCCGCCAACACCAAACTATAGGTGCCCGATGTTTGTCCGCTTGATGTGGTTGTAATGTTCCTTGTGGAACAGTTTGTGTAGCTAGCCTGAGTTAAATCAGCCAAAACAGCGTTAGTTGCTACCGGGGCTGTATTTGTTAGCGCAACAACCAATTGATCTGAACCCATGTTATGCACACCATGATTTTTATCTTCCACGAACTGATTGAACTTATTAAGCGATGCCATTAGTTTCCCCTGCTGGTGCTGTACCTATAATTCGGCCTGTTTCATCGCGCATAATGCGGGTTACTTGGCCATTCATTTCTGCGCCTACAACATTGCCCTGCTCGTCACGAATGATTCGTTTGGGCTGCGCCATTTCTTGTGTTAATTCCTGTAGAGCCGCCAACTTCTCGCTAGCCGCCTGCTCCGCAACTCTCGCCTGCTCTATTCGTTGATCAAGTCCGCTGGAAAGATCAGCGGCAAGCTTTGTGATTTCCAGCCCATTAACCATACCGTCTGTTTCAACATCCAGGCGTTTTGCTTCTTCTGTGGTCTTGTAGGTCTGCGACTGTTTTAAAGCCTGACCAGCCATTTGCTCACGCTCTTTTAAATCAAGGTCTCTCGACTTCAGCTCTTGCTCTCTTTGATCTTTCAGTTGCTGGTGCTGTTGTTGGGCGACCTTCAATTCTTGATCGGCGCGATCTTTCATGGCCTGCAACTGAAGTTGTTGCTGCCCCAAAACCAACATTGGGTCTTCTTGCGGCTCTGGTGGCTGAGCCTTACTAGGATGGGTAAAGTAACGATCTACTTGCTTTAATCCAGCAGCATCTACAAGTTGCTCTAATGAGTTATACAAGTTCTCAGTAGTAGCAAGACCTATTGGCAGGGCTTCTTTTTGAATTTCCAGTAATCGAGAAATAACCGCAAGTTGTTTTTCTTTATTATTAAACCCAAGCCCTACGTTGACAGAAACATTAATTCGATCCCGCCAGTCTGCTGGGTTTGTTTCTACCCAGTTTCCTCTTATGCGAAGAGACTTTGCTTGATTCTGATGCTCTTTAATCTGCCTGTGTGCCTTGATCATGGCATCCTTAACGCCGGTCTCAGCAAAAATCCTGGCAATTAATTCAATGCGCTGGGACGCCTCCTGTAAGGCAGCTGTAAAACCCCCCATCGTAGACTGTTGCAAGACCTCTGGGTCAAGAGAAAGGTTGGGAGCAACACCAGAACGTACTTGTTTTTCATTCTCAAGTGTTGCTATAGCCTGCATCAACTCACCAATAATGGGCTGATGCTGTTCTGGCTCAATCATCCCAGAGCCGCGTGTGACAACAATGGATGAAACCGGGTCTAACAACTGATCTAACGTAGCACCATCGTCAGTTATACCCTGCTCATTTACATATTTTCTTGGCTCTAGTATTTGGCCGATGTTGTCATTAACGCCTCGACGGAAAAAAGTAGACAGCTCTTGGATGGGCCGCATTAATTCCGCCATACTCATACCGCTGTGACGGTGAGACATTGGCATACATGAAAGCGCACAAATGGGCTGGTAGTCGTATTCAATGTTTTCGAATATCTGACCGCCGATATAATCTACTTTTCTGTTTTCAGCAATTCCATCGCCATTAAAATCGACCTCCAAATACCACTCTTCAAGCCAATAGGTTTTATTAGCATCGTGATCTTCACCACCATCTGGGTATTCATCTTCTGTGTCTTGCCGATTTACGCGCTCATCGTTCCATTCCTCGTCATCTTCGGCAGTGGCTAAATCCAACTTTTCAGCGTCATACCCCGCTTGTAATAAATATGACCTTGTTCTCTTTACTCGATGACAAACAGCAGGGCATCCATCAAGGGATATAGAGGTATGATCATTATCAATTAACGCCTGCTCTGGGGGTATTGCTTCAAACTTAAGCTTTGGCTCTTTTAAAGTGACCTTAACCTCAAGATCAAACAGCCCATCCTCTCGCGGGTCAGCAGCAACCATTTCAACCCGGTCATCGCCGTCCAATTCTGCGATTTGCGCCTCAGTGATACCGTTATATCGCTCAGTCTTAACCTCTTCCCTGATCTCCGTATAAATTTTGGAGTAACCTACTGGGTTCATCATTGCGTCTTTGAACCATTCGTAAAAGGTCAAAAACCCATTGTTCTCATTCAGCAAGTAATGATTAACGATGTCTGTTTCTTGGTCTGCCTGATCTTCATCCTCACGACCTACAGGATCGAACGTAACAATCTTATCCCCAGCCGTAAAAGTCCTAAGAAGAGAAGGCAAAGCCCATTCTATCGCCTCCATCACCTCACGCGTCACATAGGTAGACCGGCCCTCTCTTTCCGTCCCATATGGCTCGCCCATGTACGCATTGAGGTTATCCTGGCGGATAGATGACAGCTCTTGGTCAGAGTCGTTAATCATCCTCTTGCGTATCTTGGCAAGATGAGCTTTTAATTCAGTTTCTGTCATACAATCCAGCTGCGCTTAGTGTTGTTTTTGCGAAGGGCTTTTTGTCTTCTTTCGGAGACGAAAGGGGTTTCTAAAATGGCGTGCTTAAAACCTTGGCCAAACTGCCTAAAAGCATCGGCCCCGTTTGAGGCCCAGTTATGCAAAGGAGCTTGCCGAAAGGTGTTATTCTTTTCATCATAGACATACTGATAGTTAGAAAGAGCCTCCATGCCGCGATCCATTCTCTGTCCACGCTCATCATCAGACTGATGGAAGTAGCATCCAGAAAAAGCTCGTCTTGTCTGCTCAATACCTTCGTTAATGCTGTGTATTCTTGGAACGACATCAATGGGCTTTAGGCCAGACTCTTCGAGCATTTCACGCCTAGACCGATTGCTAGACAACTCTTTAACCTCAACGTCATGGGGTAGGTAGTGCTTACCATAGTTATAGCCAAGCTCTCGCAACATAGAGACATAATGGTCTAAACCTACAAGGCGACTTTCGTAGTAATCAATGAACCGGCTGTCAGCACCTATGCGCTGCATAAACCATATAGCCGTATGATCGTTTCTCCCTAAATCCCAAAATGTATGGACCTCTGCAATCGGGTCTATCGGGATATTTAGAAGCCTCTTTTCTTCTCTTACCTTGCGAAGTTGTGCGGCATAAATCGCACCCTGAACAATCGTCTTGTACTCACCCTCCCAAATATGCTCATATTCATCAGGGCGATCAGCTTTATCTCGCTGCCTTTCTCGCTCTAGCTTTTGAGGGAATCTGGGGTTATCTCGCCAGTTGACTTCGGCGATCTTGTACAAAGGGTCTTTTGTGTTCTTGAATCGCTTGTCTGTCGCACTGCCTTTTCGCTCCGGATTCCATGTCACCCAAAGCTCTGAATCTTCCTCCCTAAGAGTAGGGATTAACTTAGTAAAGGCTTCCTCTGTTACCGGGTCTGCCTCATCAATCCAAAACAACAAAATTCGGGCCTGAGACTTAACGCTATCAATGTTTCGATCTAATCCTGTAAACGAGTAATAAACACGCTTACTTTTTGTCCTGATATATCGCTCGCCAATATCGAAGTGTTCTGCCAGCCAAGGCTCCTCCAATATAGCCAGCCTCACCTCTTCAAACGAAGAATCAGCAAGGCTATTCATAAACTGTCTACCGCAGCCTATCTGACCAGATCGCCCTTGCGCGTCCCACATCAATGCGCGAACCGCCGACATCTTGGCAAATGATCTTGTCTTCCCTGACCCCCTGCCACCGTAAGCCCCTCTTACATCAGCTTCCCCACTAAAGATGGGGATAAGCTTTGGAGGAATCTTAACCTGCTGTATCGTCACTACAGAGCGGCACTAATTCGATTCTGGTTACAACCCCTACAGGATTTTCACTATCTCCGGACAACTCTACCGCTTTTAAGCTTGGCAAATACTTGTCTACTAACTTCATGTGCATGTCGAACTTAGTTTTCAGTCTGTACTGCTCTTCTTGCTTAATCGGTTTTGCAAATTTGTTAGCGATTTCAGCGGCTTCTTCTAGGTGCCGCCCCTTAGAAAGCATCTCTCTTAACGCTTCCTTTCTTATGTTTCTCTGGTGTTCTTTTAGCGTTGCTGCCATGACTGCGTTCCTCTCGGTTGACGCGATTACTTCAGGGCTAATGCCCTCTTGTAAGAGTATTCAAATATGCGGGTTATCCAGTACTTAGAAGCCTCACCGTGGAATAATCCACTATGACCAAAAGCAGGGTCTGGATAGCCCATCGTATTGACGTTATCCACGTTAGGGCTTTTACCTAAATACCCGGTCGCACCCATCTGCCCCCAGTTCCTCGATGCTGCCCACTTATCGGAAATAAGCCTTGTTGCCCAGGTTAAAATGCGCCCAAGCTTGACCACTCTGTCATCTGGGTTCCAGTAAACAGATACATGCTTTGCGTTGGGTGATGGGTGGAGTTTTGAAGGGAGAGCGGGTTGTATGCATACCGCTATGTCCGGGCATGTATCATGTCGATCATAAGCCATTCTTAAAATGGTATTGCCATTCGAGTGGGCGGTGACAATCACCCT